TGGAGTTTGACGGGAGACGGAGCAACAACCGGATTGGTGATGATGAAGTCAACACCTGCCGGGAAGTAACGGGCCGGAGCCTTGATTACCGGAACACCATCGATCTCGCCGACCTGACCGTTCAGAGCGATTCTTGTTGCGAGATCGCCGGTCTTGGTGAAGTTCGGATCGAGTTTAATGAGGTTGTAGTAAGCCGGAGTACAAATACATACTCTGCCACCCTGCGGAGCAAGGTCATTGTCAAGAATCTCCTGTGCCTTGAGGAATTCCTCGTAAGCGTTCGCTTTGGTGATTGTGGTAGTCAGTACGTGAGAAGCGCCGCTGACAGAACCATATGCCGGAACGTTTGCACACAGAGTAGCGATCCTGTAGGTATCAAGAGCCGGAACCACCACATTGTCGATGTTCTCTGCCAGAGTAGCAGCTGCCTCCATCGTACCCATAGTGTCCTGCTCGGTCTTCTTATCGATGATGTAAGTAAGGGATTTATCCTGTCCGAGGGTCATCTCCTGCACATCATTACCGAGATCTTCCGGAGTACCGTAACGGGAAAGGCCTGATGCCTGATAGTTATTCAGTGCGGTAAGTGCGCGGCTGAATACCTTTACGGTCTGTACACCGATCCAGTCGAAGTTCTGATTAACAAGTCCATTCGTAATTGCTCCGTGCGTAAAACGCATATCTACCTGCGGAGCATATTTAGCTGCATAATTGATTGTAGCCATCGCTTATGTCTCCTTTCGTTTAAAACCTTGTCGGGACAGAATTGAACCCGGCAAGGAATGGGTCATTATCTGCATCGCCCGATCCACCTCCGAGCGGTTCCGGACGATTCTTCATCCATTCAGCTTCTCTGGCTTTCAGAAGATTCTCTGTATGCTGTTTCTGAATCTTGGCAAGCTGATCGTAATCACCTGCCACCTCTGCTTCTGCTGCCTCGGTTGCCAGTTTCTCGTCCATTCCCTGGAGTGCGTATCGACCTTTGGCTTCGGCTTTTTTACGGAACGCTACCAGTTCATCGAACTGTTTCTGACGTTCCTCTTTTGCCTTTTCCTCTTCCTCTGCCCGAATCTCTTCTGCGCTCTGCTTTTCCCTGAGCGCTTTCTTGTATGTCGCGGCTTCGGAAGATGCCTTGTCGAAACTGTTCTTCAGACGAGCCTTTTCTGCTCTCTCTTTTGCAAGTTCAGCCATCAGTTCTTCTACGGTAGGAGTCTTATTCTCCTGCTCTGTGTTCTCAGCTGCTTGCGCCTGCTCAGTGTTTTCGTTCTGTTCCAGATTTTTGTTTTCTTCCATTTCGTTTCCTTTCGCGTTTTAAAGTCTTCTCTGACATATTTGCGGATTGTTTATTAACGTCTCTCTTCTCTGGGAGACGAAAAAATGTATAAAAAAGAGAACCACCGAAGTGATTCTCGATTTTCAAAAGTATTTGACTGTGCAGCGGCATGAGATTAACTCTTCCAGATGGCTCTCTCCCATCTCCCAGTCCTTGGGATAGCGGAGCATTGCTTCTCCGACAGGAAAGAGTGCATCAATCGGTATAATCATGCCGTCTATATGAGCATGTGTCTGCCGGACCCGTTCATCTCGCATTGTCAGCCACTGCTTTTGTGTCATGCCTTGTTCTTTGGCGATACGATAATCATCGTAGTTGAAAATCGTATTCGCCTCATTTTCGGCATTGAATGTTGACCTGTCTTCCGAGAACCAGTAGGCTAATTTTTCTTCCTGATCATCGGTATATAACTGCGCTCTCAGTACAGTGACTTGAATGAAATTCTCCGAATACCGATAAATGTAATTCTGCATCGCGGTGTCAGGTGAAGTGAATTCTTCCGTGAGTCTCAGCAGGTCATTTGCAAGTTTATTTTTAATCGCCGAAACATTGTCATAGGCATTGCGCTTCAACATCATGAAGAGCAGTGCCAGTATTGCAAACAGGATTTCGTCCATTCGCCTAGCGTATTGCTTTCTCATTTCCGCATCGAGTTCAGATAACTCCATCTCATCGAAGTACATGTCAATGTCGATGTGTTTCTGCTTTCTCTTTCCGGCGATTTCATTCAGCTTCTCAAAGGTTGTGGTACTGATTGCCAATACATGCAGTTCGTCAAACTCAAGCGGCATCAGACATCACCGCCCTTGCTGTTGCCTGTTCGGAATCCGTCAAGCGTAGGTGAGTTGACTTCCTGATCGGTCAAATCAGACATCGTTCTCTTGCTGCCGCCCTCGGCAGGTTCTCTGTTCTGATTTCTCTCAAACAGCGATTTCTGGAATTTCTCGATGAGGTCTTTTGAGTCAGCCCATGCCTGTGCGACATCCGGGAAGAGATCGACCACCTGCATTGCGGTTCTACCGTTGATACCGGCTTTTATCATCGTGACCATCGCATTTGTCTTGGTTCCGAGATCAAACGTCTTCTGTCTCGGGAATTTCGGATAAATGTCAGATGTTCGCAGATCCATGAGGATATGGTCTGACGGCAGATATCCCGAATTCTTGATGGCAAGCAATTCAAGTTCAACCAGATCCATTACAGCGCCACGGATAATACTCTCCTGCTTCGTTGCCACAGCTTCTGTAGCTGTCCATCCGGAAGACATCGAGTAAGCAGTTCCTGTCGAACCACCGCCCGGCTCCGACTGAAGCGGTACATAGCACTTCTGTAAGATGACATCACGCTTATTCATGATGTTTTCCTGCGTACCGTTGTAGTTAAACGTACTGGAAAGCGCCTGTATCATCGGTCTGTTGCCGTTGGGAGCCGTCTTGGTCTGAAGCCATTGTCCCGATTTCGGTTTGACTTTCTCACCTGTAGTCGGATTTGTCGGGAATTCCGCATCATTCATCCACCAGATTTCCTGCGTGGCCTGCGCAACTGCATTGGCGTAGTCGGATACCTCAATGTTCAGAGCATCCATCTCCGAAATCTGTCTCTCCCAAACACCCATTCTGTCCATCGAACGAATGTATTCAACGAACGGCACCTTGCCGATGGGATTCTTTTCTCCGGACCTTCCGAAGTGACCCCATGTCTTGGTCTTGGTTCCGTCAATCAACTCGGTGATGTTGCGGATTTCGAACCATCTGTCATTGGTAACGCAGGTGAAATATCTGTCACCATTCTTCAGCTGCGTGTAGGTCACGCCCATCATCGGCGTATTCCAAATGTCATTCCGGTAAACGATGAACGAGTTCATCGGATCGAGCGTATGCATGTCAAAAACCGAATCGCCTTCGGCATAATCACGCTTGATATCAACCATCTGATAACCGATACCGCAGATCTCCACGTATCTCGCCAGTTCCTGCACCTTCGTGTAGCACTGCTCATCATCGTTCATTTGATTCAGCAGTGTTATGGCATCGTCATCGATATCGGGATCGTTCGAAGTAAGGTCTCTGTCACCTCGCTGAACATAAGTCCATTGATTACCCCAGAAGTAACCGAGCCAAAACTCCGTAATCTGATTTGCGATATTATCCGCAACCTTGATGTCGATATCGGAACGGATCTTCTTCTCACGCTTCAGCGGCTGATCGCCTTTTTCGTAGTTCAGCAGATATGCGATTTCCTGCCGGTTCTTTTCGTGGATGGTAAGTGCATCCCGGAGAACCGAAATGATATTGCTCTCCGTGATTTCACGGGCATCGGTGTATATCCGATGTCTGCCATGCAGCTCCACCTGCAACTTCTCATATGCTCCGTCATATGTGCTCATCGGATTCACCTCCAATCTGAGCAATAAAAAAACTTGCAAGACAGTTTTCTGCTCACAAGCTTATCGATTTTCGCATTTTGCTAGTCTAACAATATCAAAGACAAAATAGGACATTCTAGGACATTCCACGACATTTTTAGCGAATTTTATATTTTTCCCGAAAATTTTTCAGTGCAAGGCCATGAATCCTTGTTGTGTGCCGGTATGTTTTACCGATGATGACCGAAGTCTCCTCAAATGTCTTACCGCAGACATAGCGCCAATGGAGCACTTCTCTCTCGAGAGGTCTGTCAACTGCATCGATCTGAGCGGATATCACTTTCTCGGTCGAAAGATACTCATTAATCATCACTTGCAGTTCGGCTTCCATGTCCACGATGCTTGCCACCGCAGCTGCCATCCTGTCATAGTCACCCGAGGACTGCACCTTTATATCATTTGCTCCTGCCGTGATAGACTCCGCAAGAATTCTTTTCTGCTCAATCTGTTCCTGCTTCTCCCTGATCCGCTTACGGCAGTCTTGGATCTGGTTCAAATATTGTTTAACTGTCAATCGTCTGTACCCCACTGCTTTCTTTTCAGCTGCTCAAGAATGAATTCCGGATCTATCTCCGAAAAAGATTTAAAAAGCGGAGATCGGAAAAATCGCACACACTCATCGCGGTCGAATAACGTATCTCTGTTCGGCTTTTTCTTCCAGGCTGACATTCTGGTTTCCAAGTCTCTCGCGGCCTGTTTTGTTATGGCGATTATCAGATTCTCTGCTCCGGCGCTGTCGATTTCCATGTCGTTCTCCTAAAACGGGCTGTCCATGATTTCTGTCTTTGCTCCGAGAAGATTTCCCGTGAACTGCGCAAACTGAGCAAGACCATCGGGAACGTCATCATGAGCATTCTTTCCGGCTACGGTATAACTTGTCAGGAATCCCATTGCCGTTCCGTAATCGGATTTCGGTGTATATTTGCTCCGGTCTTTGAACAGGCAGTGTTTCTTCACCCACTCGGCATTGACAATGATTTTTGTCTCTTTGTTCTGCGTAGTGTAGTGCATCGTGATTCCGCAGTTCTGCCGACCGATAATCAGTTTCTCGATGTTCTCCGCAACACGGTCACCGCCGGAGTTGCTTTCAAAGTCAACCATCTGCATCCTGTTCCGTACAATGATGTCAGCGATGTTGTTGTACTGGATATCAAAATCCGATTCGTTGGAGCAGATACAGTCCTCCATGTAGTAATCGGTGCCGTACTTGTAAAAGCAAGGCAGGAACATGTAGTCGGTTCCTTTGGCTTTTGTATCGCAGATTCCGATGATAGCATCAGGCTCTTTATCCGGCAGAGACATATATCTGCGGATGCTGTCTTCCGGATAGAGCAGACCTTCACGTTCAATCGGCTGATTCATGTACAGAGCCTTCCAGGACATATCGTCCATGATTTCACGCTGTTCCCGATAGAACTGTGTGGTGAAGCCGCCCTCAATCGGATAATCGAAATTGCTCTCGTCATTCTCGTCCATCGCAGGTATCGCAATGAACCTTGCAGTCGGGCTGTCTCCGTAGATCCTCTGTAATCTTCCGACAACGTCATGAACCGACCATCTCGTCTGAATATGCAGTTCCGCACAGCCACCCATCTTTCTCTGTCTGGCATCATCCGTGTATTTTTGCCACAGCTTATCCATCTGCGGTTTACTGAGCGCCTGTTCGATACCTTCCGTCAAGTCATCACAGTAGAGCAGCTGCTGCGCTCTGACCTTACCTGCATTACCGGACCCGATGGATGTGAACTCCAAAGTCGAGAAACGCTTGATACTCTTCTTGGTCTTGCCAATATCGAGCATCATGTCCTTGGCATTCGTGCTCGTTATCCGCAGGTTCGGGAAAATTTCATGCCATTTGTACTCGCCTTCGGGATCTATGATCCTCTGGCACTCGTTATATGCTCCGGCAAGAAAAGTATTGTTGTGAGATACAGTCAGTATCGGTTTCTCATGATGCCGTCCTGCTTTCCAGGTGATGTAGAATAATGCAAGGCTGGTTTTGCCCGTTCCGGGTGGAAGCGAGATACACAGCAGGTCGATTACGCCATCTTCCAAGTCTTGCAAAGCATCAACAAGAATTTTCAGCTGCTTTCTCCTCGGCAGGTAGAATTTCTGCGACACTCTGTCTTTCTCCATGTAGAGCAGATAGCTGTCAAAATCGTACGGTGCCAGGAAGAAAATGATTTTCCAGTACAGATCCGCAAATCGTGAATCGTACCTTGTCTCCGCAGAGCATATTTTCTTTGCTTCTTTCGCACATTTCAGTGCGTAGTCGAGGAAAATCGAATTCTCCTCATCGTGAACGGCAACAAACATATCGACAAGCATGGACATATTCTTGTACTCATGCAGATTCGTCTTCATCAGCCGTTCGATGATTTCTCCGTTAGTCATTAAGCATCTCTCCGTGACGGCTCTGCCCGTTTTTACAAGATATTGTGAAAAAATTATGGCAGTACATCTCGATTTTTA